ATACAGAATTTGTCTCATCGACTACAACGTTCCTTGAGCTTGAAATATTCTTTAACTTTAATCCTGATCTTACAACATCTACTCCAAGAGGAACTGAAAACACGGTATTTGAAACTGTTCAAACGTATTTTTCAAATAATCTTGATAAGTTTGGAAAAGTATTTAGAAGATCTCAAATATTAGCAGAGATCGATGATTTGGATGAGGCTATTCTTAACTCTCGAATGAATGTTAAACTACAACAAAGAATTACACCGATCACGGCACTTCTTTGTCATATACCATTAATTTTCCAGCTACACTGGCTCAGCCAGATGACGTCAATAGAATTGTCACGACTGGTAGATTTGAATTCAGTGGTAGAACCTGTTTTATTCGGAATAAACTACTTTCTAAAAAATTAGAAATGGTTAACATTGACGGTGATGTTGTGGTTGATAATATCGGAGAATATGAACCTGGAGAAGGTAAGGTATTGCTTCAAGGATTTAATCCAGTTTCAATTGAAGGTGGATCCACTCTTAAAGTATCAGCAGTGCCAAGCAATCAATCAACAGTTAGACCTCTAAGAAATTATATTCTTAATCTAGACACCGATATATCATTTGCTCAATCGCAAATCGATTATCAACAAACGGAATTAACACTGTAAGATGAGTCATGTTCGTAGAGATTTAGGGCGAAGAGACCCCACGGTATTTGCTTCAAAAGTAAAGGAAGTATTGCCTGAATATTTTGGGGTAGAGCATCCTAAACTTATTGAGTTTTTAGAACAGTACTATCATTTTCTTGATTCAGATCATGCATTTGGTGATGAGATTCATGAACTATTTAAGACGAAAGATGCTACTGAAATACACGATGAACACCTAAACTATATGATTCAACAACTTGCGCCTGGTCTTAAGACTGGTGACTTGTTTCTCGATCCAAGATTTTCTGTAAGAAGATTCGGTGATTATTATAGAACAAAGGGTTCAAAGTGGTCGATCGAAGAATTCTTTCGAGCGCTATTTCAACAAGAGGTAGAGGTCGAATATCCAAAGAAAGATATTTTTACTGTAGGAAGAGACGCTATTGGATATGACTCTCAAAAGTATATTCAGAACTATGCGAGATATCAGATCTTCTCTATTCTCATTAAAGTCGGTTTAGGTGTTCCAACATATAGAGAACTGTATAAACAGTTTGTTCATCCAGCTGGATTTTATTTCGAGGGTATTGTTGCTCTTGAAGGTGAAGCTGATCTCGGTGTCGACACGATGCCAATTTCTATTCCAGATTCTGCGTTTACTTCAATTATCTCGGAAGCATCTATAGAACAAGGGCTCTTTACTTCATTAACAGGACTTGCGGATTCAACCATGGGTGGACAAATTAGATACAATATCAATCAACTGGTTGATCTTTATGACAGTGTCGCGGCCTCAACAATTGGTTCTTACTATTCATCGATTGCAGAATTCATTACACCGAATTCATTCACTATGGACGACAGTGCAGACTCAATTGGACCGAGAATGTCACTTACATTTGAAACATTGGATAACAATATGTTTACTCGGTATACGAGTGATTCATCATACTAGTATAAATAGATTAAAGTTTTTTGTGGGATAGCACATGACTAGACAAAACATCAGCGTAGGATCAACTGCTAACGACGGAACAGGTGATACTCTTCGTCAAACTGGGCAGAAGATCAACGATAACTTTGTAGAGATCTATCAAAAATTTGGTGGTGACAGCAATACGCTGATGCCTGGAATTACCTTTGATTCTAATAGCATTATTTTTGAAGGTTCAAGTGTTGACGCTTGGGAAACTGTATTGACAGTTGAGAATCCAACACAAGACAGAACAGTCACTATTCCAAACTATACCGGTGAATTAGTCATTGACAGTGATACACAAACACTGAAAAACAAGACAATGATAGATCCTAATCTGATTCATCCGGATTTATATGATTCAGAAAACGCAAATTACTTTATTGCATTTAAGCCTTTCTCAGCGTCACTGATGACTAAGAATTTAGATTTGCTCATTCCTACATTAGCAGATAGCGATACTCTCGTCACTCTGACCTCGACAGCGACTCTTACGAATAAGACTCTTACTACTCCAATAATCAATTCACCAACAATTGGTACACTTATTAATGATGCTAATGGCGCAGAAATTATTAAGCTGACAGCAACAGCGTCTGCGACTAATGAAGTCACTATTGCTAATGCCGCAGCTTCAGCAGGTCCTATAATTTCAAGTACCGGTACAGACACAAATATTAGCTTGAATCTGACGTCAAAAGGAACTGGAGCAGTTCGTCCTTCTAAACTTGCACCTGTTCATACAACTCAAACTGCAAATGGTGCAGTAAGTGCTAGTTCATCTTTTATTATCTTCAGTAAGGCAACTGCACTTGCAGCTACTCTTGCTGATGGAACTATAACTGGCGAATTAAAATATATGCTTAATCAAAACACTGGACTAGTCACAGTTACACCTACGAGCTTTGCTCAGGGTACCTCGTTTTCAATTGCACAATATGGTGCATGTCAAATTATTTGGTCAGGAAATGATTGGTATATGATTGGTGGTGCAGATTCGGCAGATACATACATTACAATTACGTAATAGGAAACTAAGATGGTAGCGATTGTAACACAAAAATTGAAAAAACAACTTCTTGATACACTGAAAAGTGATATCGCAGGAGCTTCAAACCGATACTATATAGGTGTTGGTCGCTCTGAACAGTGGGATAGCGCAGATACGGTTGTAACACCAACAAATGCTTTTAAAGATGAAAGAGATTTTAGATTAGGTTGGCAGTCAATTAAACAAATTACTGATGTGTCATATGTCATTCCAAGATATAACTGGACAAATGGCACAGTGTATAACGCATGGGATGACGATCTCTCAGGAACTCCATCAAATGCTTATTACGTATTGACTGAAGACAATCAAGTTTATATGTGCTTAAAACAAGGTAGAACTGCAGCTGGTATTACTGTTGCGTCTACTGTTAAACCAACCGGTACAAAGACAATTCCTATTCGTACTAGTGACGGTTATGTCTGGAAGTTTATGTACTCACTGACTGGTGAAACATCAAGTAAGTATCTTTCAGCAAACTTTCTTCCAGTTCAGGTACAAACCGATTCATCTGGTTCTCCATCAATTTCAGCAACAGCCGCTCTTCAAGCTGCTGTTCAAGAAGCTGCAAGTGGTGGACAAGTTTTAGGGGTATCTGTTACTAATGGTGGAACTGGATTTACTTCAGCACCTTCTGTAACTATTCGTGGTAACGGTACTGGCGCAGCAGCAACTGCGTTTGTATCTGGTGGAGCGATTGTTAAAGTAGACCTTGACTCGAATCAAGATTCTTGTATGAGTATGGGCAATGGTTACAATTACGCTGACGTCACTTTAACTGGAGGTGGTGGAAGCGGAGCTGAATTAAGAGTGATTATTGGACCAGACTCTGGTTTAGGTTATAGCGCAATCAATGATCTGAGATCTTCTTCTCTTATGTTTAACGTAAAGCCTGAGGGAGCTGAAGGCGGAGATTGGATTGTTAATAACCAAGACTATCGTCAGATTGCGGTGATTAAAAATCCAAAAAATAATGGTACGCCAGATTCTGATTATACAGCATCAACTGGTAGAGTATTGAGATACTTGCTTCTCACTTCTGCTGGTGACGCAGCTACGTTTACAAGAGACGTTACAATTACTGGTTCGAACTCTGGCGCTCGAGCAGTTATCGATGATATAGATAGTGATAAGTTATATGCTCACCAAACTGAAACAACTGGATTTGGAGTATTCAATGAAGGTGAACCAATTACTGGTGGCGGTGGAGCTGGAACTCTCGTAAGTGCCGGTGCTGATGCCGACTCAGATGCTTTCTATAATGATGATGTAAATAGATTTAGTGGAGATATCTTGTACATTGAGAATAGAGCTGCAGTCGCAAGAACAGCTGATCAAACTGAAGATATTAAAGTTATTATAACACTGTAAGGTAAGAACAAATGGCAACATCACTCACCAGTGCAACTTTTTCGAATACTTATAAGGATGATTTTCTTGATAGTGATAGCTATTATAGAATTCTCTTTAATAGTGGACGCACTCTGCAAGCACGTGAACTCACACAGATGCAAACGATATTGCAGAAGCAGATCGAAAGGTTTGGTGACAACATCTTTAAAGAGGGTGGTGTAGTTAAACCCGGTGGTGTTAACATCAATCCTAACTATGAGTTCATTAAACTTAACACATCAGTTAACACGTTGCCTGGCACTCCAAGTATTCTTGTTGGAACTTCATTTACTGGTCAAACGTCTGGTGTTGTAGCTCGAGTCATTGAAGTTGTACCTGCTTCTGGTTCTGATCCAGCAACTCTTTATGTTCAATACACAAGCACTGCCTCTTCTCCTGCAGCAACCACTTCTCCAATTCGCATGCAGCCTGGGGAAAATATTGATAATGGTACTCAAACACTTACAGTTCAAACAACAAACACAGTTGCTAATCCTGCTATAGGTACTGGAACGAACTTTACTATCTTATCTGGTATCTACTACACTAAAGGATTCTTTGTCTTTACTGAGAATCAATCTCAAATTATTTCGAAATATTCTGATGCTCCAGATGCAGATCTCGGATTTAAAATTGTAGAAGATATTGTATCAACTGCAGATGATACTGGTCTTTATGATAACCAAGGAGCTACTCCAAACCTTTCTGCTCCTGGAGCTGACAGATATAGAATTAGACTACTGATCGCGACGAGAGACGACATTGACTCTGACGAAAGTTTTATTCACGTCGCGACTTGTAAAAAAGGGTTGATTTATACTGTCAACGTAGATACTGATGCGTATAATGTGCCAACTAAACTTATTTCAGAAAGAATTGCTGATAACTCTGGTGATTATCTCGTAAGTCCATTCACAGTTAAATTTGATGAAGATTCAGATGCTAGTTATCTCAAGATGGATATAAGCACAGGTATCGCCGTTGTTGAGGGATACAGAGCACAAAGATATTTTCCTACGACTATTCGAGTTCAAAAAGCTACTAACACTCAGACTGTAAATAATGAAGTTGTTGCGGCAGATTTTGGAAATTACGTAAATGTAACTCCAACTGGAAACACAAAAGGTCTTCCAAACATCAACACCTTTGAACAGATGAATCTTCGTGATTCAGCAGTTTATGCTTCAGGCGCAACTATTGGTACAGCAAGAATAAGAGCTGTGACTGAAGATGGATCTAATTATAGGTATCATTTATTTGATATTCAATTGAATTCAGGTCAAGGATTTAGAAACGTAAAGAGTATTGGCACAAGCGCAACTAATCATTTTGTTCCTACACTCACTAATAATAAGTTAGTACTTGAGAATCCATCTACAAATAAACTTCTTTTCCCTCTTCCGAATGTTCGTCCTCAAGCATTAAGCGATATTTCAGTTGCAGTACAAAGAAGATTTACCACAACGACTAATGTATCGGGTCAAGCGACACTGTCACTGTCAGCAACTGGTGAAACCTTTGCTAACGTTGGTGACTGGATTTTTGCTAATGCTGACAGCGACGTGTATACTGGATCAGCGAGTGTATCAGGTGCAGGTACTGCTGCAGCAACTGTAAGCGGATTGCCGGCTAGTTCTTCAAATATGGAGATTCTTGCTTATGTTAATAAAGGAAGCGCCTCTATTCGCACTAAGACTTTAACATCTCGCTCGATTACAACCACAATTGACTCAGATGGAAACGGTTTAAAGTACGTGCCTCTTGGTAAAGCTGATGTCTTTGATCTTACAGAAGTTATCAACGCTGCAGATAGTAACCAAAGCTATAGTTCTCGATTTACGCTTGATAATGGACAAAGAGATAATTTCTATGCATTGGGTAGATTGCTTCTAAAGAATGGAGTCTCTGCTCCAGCCGGTAACATTCACGTCAAGTATCGTCACTTTACACACGGTACCTCAGGTGATTTCTTTGCAGTTAACTCATACACCGGTCAAGTATCATATAATCAAATTCCAGCACATA